AATAATATGGAAAAAACAGAAATTTTTATTTGTGAATGTGGTTCACTTGAACATACATACGCATTTTGGTATGATGAAGAATTTAATGATGTTCATTTTATGCCGCACTTACAACAACATCGTAACTTTTTTAAACGAATTGGTGTTGCAATAAAATATATTTTTGGATATAAATCAAGATATGGTGATTTTGATTCAATGATTATTAATCCTAATGATATAAAAAAAATTAAACGTTATTTTGATATGAGTGAAACATCTGTATTTTTAGAACAAAACCCAAAAATTCTTGAGATGGGTATTGATACATTCGGTAATAAAAAAGAACTTAATGAATGGTTATTAAGTACGACACCGTATTCTAAAGCAAATGGTGGTCGGGTCATTGATATGAAACCTGAAGAAATTATAAACGAAATTGGTAGAATTGAACATGGAACCTACTAAACTTAAAATTAAATAATATGGATTATAAAATTGGAGATAAAACACCAGACGGGTGGGAAATTACATCAGTTTATCATAAACCAATTTATACATTTAGAAAGCGAATTAAGATTACTAACAATCATAAAAATTATAATGGTATGTTAGGTTATTATTATCTTGATTCTAGATTTAAATGGGTAGAACTTGATGATGGGAGTAGAATTAAATTACTTGAATCTGAATTTGAATATATCGATTAAATGATTAAAACAAGAATAATAAACGGTTTATGTATATACGGAAAAATTTCATTCTTTAAAAGAAAATATATTGATTTGCAGCTATTAGCAAAAAATCGTTCATTTTCTGATGGTATAACTTTTTTTAATCTAAAATTTTCCTTAGATTTGTGGAAAATGAAACCATGCCCAAAATTTGAAATGCAATTTACAATTTTAAACATATATAATCATTTTATAATTCACTCTTAAAATGGGCGTATATGAATACATTAATTATTAATAAGAAATGAACAATAAAGTAGAATTACTTGGTTACTATGGTGATGATTTAACACACGCTTGTTCAGCGTGGACATCTACCTCGCGTGAATTGACACCTGAAAAATTAGAACGTGTACCTAAATTATTAACAATGTTAGCAAAAGAAGGTCATCACACTCCTTTTGAAAAATCTAGCTTACATTTTCTAGTTACAGTCGATCAAGCAACACATATTCATGTATTGAAGCACCGAATAGGTGTAAGTGTTAATGGTGAAAGTGCTCGTTATAAAGAGTTGAAGGAAGATAAGACGTATCTACCTAAAGATTGGAAAGGAATTGAAATTTCTCAGGGTCACGCCAATGAGTTTTTTTATGATAACGATGGTAATATCAATAGTTGGTTTGAAGCATTAAAATCTTATACTGATTTAGGTAACGCTCTCTATCACGAATGTTTGTCTGATTTAACACCCATCTTAGGTAGAAAAAGAGCAAAAGAGTCTGCTAGATTCTTTAAAACATTCAATTCACAAATCACAATGGATATTATGTTTAACTGGAGAAGTTTTGCACACTTCCAACAACTACGCAATAGCGAACATGCTCAGGTTGAAGTAAGAGAACTTACACAAGAAATGCTGGACTTAGTTAAAAATATCGAAGGTAATCCATTTAAACATACAATTGAAGCATTTGGATATTAAAATGAAAGAAAAATTTAAACTAATACCGAATAAGGAGGAAGAACCAACTCACTATAAGATTTATTTTAATGAAAGCGCCTATGTTGGTGAGTTTCAGATGCTTGAGGATGGTTTCTTTTATTATGATGCACCAAGAAGAGGCGGTTTTTTAAGTGAATATGATTTAGAAATGATATTAAAATTATTAACTGAACTTAACCAACCTTGGAAAGATTTTATTGATGAAGATTTTAAAAGGATGGAAGAAATGGGTTATAAGAATAGTAGTGTACCGAATGAATTTGATGAAGATTTACCTTTTTAATTAATTAAAAAAAATGAAATATATTTATGTTATTTATGAACCCGATTATATTGATGGTTATGTTAATTTACGATACACCGTGGAAGAACGGTGGTTTGATAGATTTATTGAAAAACAATTAGAACACCTATCTATACAGTTTGATAATAAACTTCAAGAGCGCAGTAAACTTATAGTTGAAATAACACAACCAAAAACAAAAATACATAATCACAAAAATTTAGGTTATGTGTGTAAATATACATATAGGTATGGGGCTGATAATAAAAAAATATCAGAAGATATGTTATATGTTGGTGTGAATTATGAAAAAGTTATTTTATATGACCCAATTAACATAATACAATAATGTTATTAGAAACAATAATAGATAAACCACACCCATCAAATGGATTTAGATGGTACTGGTCAATATGTCAACCAGATGCTAATTATGGTGAATTATATGGTGGTTCATCTGAAACTTTAACAGAATGTTTGGAAAAGTCGCATTTTTATCTTAATTTAGCGATAAACGAAATAAGAATTGAAAATGAATACAAATAAATTAGATTCACCAAAATGGGATTGCGAGGAATGTCAATATATTTCAGATTTTATGGATTTGGAATCTGAAGGTGATTGTTGTGGTGTTTGTGGTAGAAAAATACAACAAATTCAATTAGCTTGGGAGAAATTTTATAAAAATTTAGAAACTGAATATATTCTTGACCGATACACATCTCTTAATGAAAAAATAGAAGAGGAATATATAAAAAGAGAAGAAAAAATGAAAGATTTAAAAGATTTAACTATTGGTGATACCGTATATATTGGTTCATACTCATCACTTGGTGCTAGTTCCGAAGGTGATGAAAAAATTAAAGATATTTTAGTTAAATATGATGAAAATACTGGTGAAAAATATAATGTAATTATATGTTCTGATTTTATGAAATTTGATGCGAGAACCGGTGGTGGTATAAATGGAATTATGTATTATATTGAATCGGTAACAAAAATTTAATAAATTATAAAAGATGGAAGAAAAACAATATACAATATCAACAATTGAGGAGTTTGTTGATATTATCAACCCTGAAAATTTTTCAAATCTAATGATTGATTTCACTGATTTAATGATTAAAATAACTCAGTTAAAAAAACAACATAAAAAAATAAATGGTGAATATCCAAATTCTGCGATGAAAGCTTTTATTTGGACTGATGATTCATTTAGAGGTACGAAAGAACTTCATTTTAATGATGGTACAATATTAAAATTTAATAATCTTGCTGAAGAAGATGAATAATATAAAAAAACACGATATTAATCATCCATTGTGGGATGTAATGAATAATTTAGAAGTTATACGTAGTTATTTAAAAGATGACGATAATATACTAAAAAATCTTATTTCTGAACCTTGTTTTGATTTATTGGATGAAACCATAGAAAAAGTTGAGGTACTTTATCAAAAAGATATTGAATGAAAACCAAAATTCACGTTAACCAACACAATATTCGTTCCAATAAAACAAATGGGACTGATTTACCTGTTATAACAGTTAAACAAGGTAAAAAAAATACATATTGTAACGAAGTTGAAATTCTTGGTCCAAGCAAAATAATTTATGGTGGTCATGGTTGTGATGCTAAACCTTTATTAAGTTGTGGTGCTAGGGTTGTAATTGAAACTGAAAGTGAGGTTAAAATTATTAGTTAATGAAAATTTTTAATATTGATTTAAAATTTAGAGTCAAATCAGTTTGGTCTGATATAACTATTAGACTATTACCAAAACAACTTGGTTTAGAGTTTAAAAAGGGTACATATATCAAAACAACAAGTGGTATTCAACCTTGGTATTGGTATATTTCACTTAATTTAATTTGGATTAAATTTACACTATTTTGCGATGTTGATTATAGACATATTTTTAAGTTAAAGATATGAAAATAAAAAACCCCCACTCATTTCTGAAGGGGGTTTTTTCTTAGTTATTTTATTTTAGATATTTTCGAAACTTGCACCAGTAGGTGTAATTAAGAATTCCAAATCAATTATCTCAAGCGACTTTGTTGGTTTAATGTAAATTTTACCAACTAATTGATTTCTATCTAAATCCTCAGGACTTGATGAGAGCGTTACTCTGAAGTCGTATAGACCCCTATCTCTTCTAATCGAATCAAGTATCGGATTAACAGCATCCAAGAAGTCTTGTCTTACCTTACTATCATTTTGTTCGAATAACAATCTAACAGCTACAGCAGAAATTAACTTTCTTGTTTGTAACAACAATCTTCTAACGTTGATTCTATCAAGAGCGGATTCAGCAACTTGTAGAGTCTTATTACCCCAAATTACAGTACCAACATCGCTGAAGGTTGCAATCGGGTTAATTCTACCCTGATACAAGGTGTCTCTATCCTCTTGAGTGAGCTTCTTTCTTGCTTTAACAGAATTTACGATACCTCTTGTGTAACCAGCGGTTGCGAACCAAGGGAATGCAATGTTATCGGTTAGTGCGAAGTTTCTGCAAACTTCACCCGTAGAAGGAATATATACCTGAGTATTATTTACCGTGTCCTTAACAAGAATCCAAGGATAGTAAGTTGCTGTGTAGTTTGTGTCAATATTTGCAGCTTCTAACTGATCAACAATATCTGTTGGTGTGTAGAAATCAGCAGGATCTGAAGCTGTTGGAACAAACATATTCATGTCAGGAGTTGTCATGACATAAAGTGAATCCGCTCTTTCTTGTTCAACCATTGTAATTGTATCCTCAATTAATTGTAAGTTATTTACAAAATCAATACCCGGAGTTACAAGAACGTTAATTGTTGTTGCTTCAGGATTTGCAAATTGTCTGATACCATACAAGTAAGCGTAGAAGTCAGTGTTAGCATAATCGGTAAATGTGTCATTTACAGAGATTTGTTTTAACAATCCAACACCGGTTGCATCAGGATATCTAACTGAAGGACAAGCACCATTTTGGTAACCGGAACCACCTAATTGGAATCTATCAGTATTTGATCTTGATTCTGTATAAATGTCCCAACCGTCGAAACCATTTTGTAAGTAGAGAGTAAACTTACGAGATTGTAATTTGTAGTAAGGATTATTTGCTGATGTGGGTTCACTCCTGAATGAAGTTACACCAACATCAAACGCAGGTTTACCTGATGTTACATAATCAGAAGAAATCTTTACAACGCTAGCACCAGAATCCATGTGGAAACCTTTTGTTAAATACAACCAAGAATCTGATGTTTCACTTGTGCAAAGCTCAACTGATGAAACATTTTTCTTACCTTTGTAGTAGAAGAAATCTGAATCAACCGGAATTTCTGAAGAAATACCTAAGTAAGTATTTCTTACTCTATCGCCGCTACTTGTGATTGAATCTTCAGCACCAGCTAATGTACCAAATGGAGGATTGTAGATAACTTCACCCGGAAAATCATATTTTGTTTTGTAGACAACGAACGGAGATGTTTCATTATCATATTCTCTCATTAAGTAACCCTCGAAACCGCAAGGTAATGCATCAGTAGGATATTCATCACTTAATTCAACCATAACATACTTTGACTTAAGTTCATATTCCCCATCAACAGTACCAATTCTCTTAGCAACGAAGTTATTAAGAGAAGGATTCATGCTACAGTTTGAGAACTTCTCAATTACAACCGGATTTTGATCAGTATCATTATAATCTCTTACCAAGATATCAAATGTTCCATTTGCAAATGAAATATTAGCGATTGAAATCTTAATTTCAGTATTTGCATTTGTACCATCTGAAATACTATGGAATTTAAAGAGCTTAAATACTTTATTACCTCTTAATTCAGACACAATAAACGGAGTAATTGGTGTTTGATATCTATCAAGATACCAACCGATAGAATTTCCATCATTACTTCTCGCACTATCTAAAGCCAATAAGTTACATTGTAAACCTCTTACATAACCCTTATTCCAACCATAAGTTAATAAGTTTGAATAATTTTCTTCAACAAATAAAGGAACTTCGGTTTTTGGTTTGCTAAAGTTACCCGAACCAAGAACTCTATCAATGAAGTTCTTATCGGTGTTACTCATTGAGGTTTTGAAGTTAAAGTATTGACCCGCATCTGTAAAACCAGTAATTGCAAATGACATAAAAGGATTTTTTTGTACTAATTCATAAGAATCTGTGGTACAATCGAGACCAACATAATTTAATGTTGAGATTTCATAAACAGGTCCATTACTTGACACATAATCAACAACACCTCTAGATCTTAGAGTTGCAACAACCAAATCTTGGTAATCATTAAATTGTTTACCAAATAATGTGTAAATTGTACCCGTTAATGTTCCTGTAAAGTAATTGCAGCATGTAACCACCGGAGCAACAGGTGTTTGTGAGGGTACTGGAGCAGCGCAAGGATCTGTTGTTGTCGATGTTGTAGTTGACGTAGATGCTGTTGTACATACCTGACCTGAGAACACTAAACTATTAACAACACTATAGAATGAAATACCTGAGTAGTTAGGTGTTACCGATTCACCGTTAGGTAGTACCGTTACATTAGGTGCAAATTGATTGAATGTTGCAAAGTACCAAGAATCGTTTAATCTTGATGTTAATTGATTCAAGCTAACCGGGTCAGCTACACTAAATACGTTAACCGCATTTGTTGATGCTGTGTAAGCACTTAAGGGTGATACAGTTGTTGCTGAAGCGGGAATAGAACCGAAGTAATAAACTGAGCTTCCGCTTGTACCGGTTGAACTCATAACACCAAAGATTTGCTCTTTTAAATCTTCTTCTAATGTTGAAATACTTCCATTAAACTGCTCATATTCACTTGTAGCATATTGACCAATAATGCTGTTGTAATTTGAATCACCACTAATTACAATACTGCTAAGTGAACAAGTATTACCTGTAAAATTAATTGTAAATGTAATTGGTGCTTCTACGGTGCAACCGCTTGTTAAATATTCACCAGCGGAGCAATAAGTTGTGCAGCTAGATAATGAAACCGTTGCTGGATTCATATTAGCATTAATCTTAATTGACCATGAAGGACCAGCATCATAACCAGAAAGACCAAGAATTCTTGATACAAACAATTGGTTTGATTGCTGTAAATAAGATTTTGCTATGTAAGCAGCTTCATATTTTGGAATTTGTGTGTTTATAAACTTTTCTGGTGATGTTCCACCAAAATAAGTTTCAAATTCATCGTAACTTGTGATGAATATAGGTTCGAAAGCCGGACCTTTTTGAGTTTCACCAGCAATACCTAAGGTTGTGACACCTACACTTTGTGCCACAAAACTTAAGTCTCGCTCTGAAGTGTAAACCCCCGGAGATACAAAGACTTTATTGGATGTTGCCATTTTTTAAAATTTTCTTTTTAATTTATTTTTCAATAAATATCTACGTTTTTATTAAAAATCAGCAAAAAGTCAATATATTTATAATATGGGAAGAAAAAATTCTTCCTTTTTTCTACCATGCCAAATAACAAAAAAATTAAAAACTTAAAAATTGACCCAGAAGTACACGATATCTTAAAAAGATATTGCGATAAAAAAGGTTACAAAATTTATAAATTTTTGGAATCTTTAATTATTGAAAAGTGTAAAGAAAAAAAAGATGTTTACGGTGAATAGTTAATTTCAGTTTGAAAATTAATTATTCCTTTTTGTCCGTTGTCTGTTTTTGTGATGACAATTCTTAAAACATCACCACTATTTAATAATAATTTTTGAATATCACTACCATATAAATCATTATTTATATAAACATCATATGAATCAACATTTGATGTTTGTTGTAATGATATATTAGTTTGAGAATAGAAAACTTGTGTTAATTCAGTAACACCACTATTAAAAATCATTTGATTACCATAATCAAGTCTTTGATTTATTTTACCATTAGATTTTTTGGGTAACGAACTATCCGTTTCAATTAGAGCAAGTGATCTAGAAATTGCTGGTTTTACCTCAAATTCATCTTCATCTATTAAGAAACCCAATAAAGTAAAATCATAATTTTGCATATAATATCTTCTTTTCTCTAATTCATTAACCGATTCATCACTAATATTATCCATTATAATTGGGATATAATGACCTTTAACTGTTGTATATGCTTGTCTGGATGCAAACTCTCTTAAAACATTTTTATTAAATTCATTTAATTCCCTCATCCTATTACAAACTATTTTTATGCTGTAATTAATATCGACGGGAATTGGTTGGGGTATTGTGTATATATCAACCCCCTTTCTTGTTCCAGTCCATGTTGGTACCGCAGCGTAAAAATATTGTCTTCTATTTGGTATGTTATATTTTAATGCGGGATTTGTTCCAAATTTTGTTTCCTTTTTTCTAACAACAGTAATGAACGGAGGTTCCGGATTATCATCCATATTTTGGAATTTCCAAGTTTCGGTAAACTGCGCCCAATTTTGTGTTGTAATGATAACATCAATCATTGGAACTTCTTTTCCCTCAACAACGGTTCTGAGTTTATCTTTAACAAAATCTAAAAACCCTCTATCTAAATCAGCATGTAAAATTGATTTTGGTAAATAAGTTCCATCCTCATTAATATATTCCAATAACTCTTCTCTTCTCTCAAGAAGAATTTTTTCTGGCGTAAGGTTTAAATCTTTTTTTATTTTTTTTGGTAAACCCATTATAGTCCTCTAAATTCATTATTTGTTACTGGTGACGCAACATAAGTCCTATAAAACGGCTTATATCCACCATATGTATGTTTATTATCAGATACAATACGACCATCATTATTAACTGTATAGTATCTAACTCTGGTTTCGGTTTCATAATAACCAATATAATCACCAAAATTAATTTCAATTCCAAGTTCATCTAGTGTTTTTTGATAAACAGAAAACGTCATATTACCCGGTTCGGTTTGTGATACCATCGACTGACCAAGAAATTTATTTTCTGGCTGAACAACTTTAACATACGCATTAAATTCAATTGGCGGTAAAAATTTTATTCCATCTTTTACCGCTTCACCATAAACATCATCATTTTTTGTTTTATATTTATCTATTCTATAAAGAATTAACTTAAAATTCATATCACCTACTAACCATTCTTCACCCATAGAAATATCTAAAGCGAAATCTTCACCTCCAAAAAATTTTCCTATTCTAGTTATTGGAACTTTTTTTTCCATTTTTTATAATTAAAAAGTACTATTAATTTTATATTTTTCACTATATGTCTGAACCAATTCATAATTATCACTTAATGGCGTGGTTTTAATTAAAATAATTTTTGGAACATGAAGATTATCCGGTAAGGATTGAATTGGTGTTCCTCTTAAATCCAAACTTCCCTCAACATGAAGATTATCCGGTAAGTATTGAATTGGTGTTCCATTTAACCACAAACTTCCCCCAACATAAAGATTATCCCCTAAGGATTTAATTGGTGTTCCATTTAACCACAAATCTCCCCCAACACGAAGATTATCCGGTAAGGATTGAATTGGTGTTCCTCTTAAATCCAAATTTCTCCCAACATAAAGATTATCCGGTAAGGATTGAATTGGTGTTCCTTGTAAATACAAACTTCCCCCAACATGAAGATTATTCGGTAAGGATTGAATTGGTGTTTTACTTAAAAACAAATCTCCCCCAACATGAAGATTATCCGGTAAGGATTGAATTGGTGCTCTTTTTAAATCCAACCATCCCCCAACACGAAGATTATCCGGTAAGGATTGAATTGGTGTTCCATATAAATCCAAATTTCCCCCAACATGAAGATTATCCCCTAAGGATTGAATTTGTGTTCCATATAAATACAAATTTCCCCCAACATGAATATTATTCCCTAAGTATTGAATTGGTATTCCATCTAACTCCAAATTTCCCTTAACATGAATATTATTCCCTAAGTATTGAATTGGTATTCCATCTAACTCCAAATTTCCCCCAACATAAAGATTATCCGGTAAGGATTTAAGATTTTTGCATCCATATAAAAACAAATTCCCCCCAACATGAAGATTATCCGGTAAGGATTGAATTTGCGTTCCTTCTAAATCCAAATTTCCCTCAACATGAAGATTATCCGGCAAGGATTGAATTGGTGTTTCACTTAAATCCAACTCTTCATTAACAATAACCCTATCATATTTGTTATTAAGATGTTTAACAAATCTTTCACCTGATGATGATGTTATAAGAGATTCAAATGAACCCGGAGAAAATGTAAAACTTTTCTTTTTTTCATCTTGCTCAAGAAGAACCTTTCTAACAATTCTATATAAATCCGATTCTGTTAATTT